GATTCATGGTGTTGACTTTGTGTCGGTGGTTAAGAATGATGTCGAGGGTGGTGGGAATAGCCGACAAGGGGCACCTGTTGTGCGAGTCAATGGAACAGATTATCAAGGTGACACATTCAATGTCGGTTCCCCTTTCACGCATAAGCATCATATCTTAGAGGATAACCCAGATGATGCAGCGGACTGGGAGCGGGCTGATATTGATGCCACTGAATTTGGGATCAAAGTGATAGCATGACCGTATTACGTTCAACACAACAAGTTGTTCAAGTAGCCGAGCAGTTTGATGCTAAGCTCCGGTCGACATTACAATATGCCCAGGTCTTGTACACTGAGTCGGACCCGGCAATTGACGAGAATGCGAACAACACACTGACGTTTGCTCAGAGTGCGACGACTGAAAACATAATCACTCGGGAAGTAGTAAGTACCCTCACGTTTGTCGGGGAAGCACTAGCTGCGTGGATTGATCGACTAGGTAACACGATACCGTTTGCTCAGACGGTTTCTGTTGAAAAAGTATTGAGCCCAGCGACCGCTAATCTGATTATATTTGCTCAGATAGCGGAAGTCGATTATCTACGCACCAAGGAGCTAAGTGATAATCTCACCTTCGTACAGACGGTTCATTGTGCGAAGGTACTAACCACACAAGTTGCCAGTAATACATTAACATTCTCCCAGTCCGTATCCGACTTCCGGGCAACAGCCAGTACCCTTTCATTCAGTCAATCTGTGTCCTGGGCCTGGGGCGGTCAAGAGAAATACCTTGAGTCGGATTTGACGTTCAGCCAATTGGTTGCCGTCGATATTGTACTGAGTGCGTCGGCAAGCAATACGCTTACATTCTCGCAATCTGCCAGTCAAGGCTACGTTGCTGAGGGTGCGACTGACATAACGCAGGAATTGACGTTCAGCCAATTCGCGGTTGGAACAGTACTTGCGACGGAACGGTTTGTCCTATTGCAGGCACCGTACCCGCAAGTGGCTGCGTCGGTAATCTTACCATCGGCTGAGTTCAACGACAAAGAGAATGCCCTCGGCGATATGAAGATTAAGCGGGCTATGGACGGGACACGTCGTACCTATGTCTATCGAAGTAACGACCGACGGTTAGCCTACACGTTTGACATGACCCGCGAGAAAGGCTTAGAGTTACAAGACTTCCTTGAAACATACAATGCTGAGCATCTTCGCCTACAGAACTGGAAGGGTGAGATTTGGGATGTTCAACTACTAACTAATCCGCTTGAGTTCACCCAGAATCGTCGACACGATCCCAACGGGGCGAACTGTGCCATCAACCTGGAATTTGAAGGAGTGAAACTCAGTGGCTAGTCATTACGGCACGACCGCCGAAGCCGCAACATATTTCGGCGAACGACTCAAGACTACACCGTGGGACAACGCTGTTCCTGGTGATAGATTGAAGGCTCTCTATATGGCGACCAGAGCCATTGATAGGCTTAACATTGCCGGTACGAAAGCCGACGACGACCAGGAGCTACAGTTCCCACGGTATGGGGATACCGTAGTTCCTGCCGACATCAAGTACGCTTGCTTTGAGTGTGCTATTGCGTTCCTGGACGGTGTGGATATGGAACTTGAACAAAAGAACTTAGGCATGACGTCCGATGCCTTTTCGGGGGCTCGTGCGACATACGATTCCTATTTTGTTGAAGAGCATATTCGAGCCGGTATTCCGAGTGGTGAAGCTTGGGCGTTGTTGGGTCCATACCTGCGGGACCCACGCGAGATCACTATCAGCAGGGTTCCCTAAGGAGACTGAGATGCTACGAGATTATCTTACGCGACCGTTCGTTCTTGTCTACGACAACGAAAACGAAAACGAAGATGGTGGCGGTAGTGATGGTGATGGCGGCAACGCCGGAGGCCAGAAACCTGATGATGGTAAGCTTACCATAACTCAGGACCAGTTGAATGAGATGATGGCGAAGAATCGTCGGAAGCTCACCCAACAAAACGAAAAACTGGTAGGGGAGCTTAACGCCCTCAAAGACCAGGCAACGATGACTGCTACCGAGCGGTCAGAACTAGAAGAGCGGATTGAGAAGCTCCAAGAGCAGACCATGACGCAAGAGGAGATTGCCAAGCGGGATGCAAAGAAAGCCAGTCAGGCTCACAAGAAAGAGCTTGATAAGCTTACCAGCGAACGCGATCACTGGCAAGCTCACTACACCAATGAGCGAGTCTCTCGGTCACTACAGGACGCGGCTATTGAAGCCAAGGCCACGGTGCCCGAACAGATTGTCTCGCTATTGGGTCCTCAGACCGTCCTAAGTCCAGTGTTGGACGAAGGCGGGAAACCTACTGGGTCGTATGAGCCGCTAGTTAAGTTCGTCGATGTTGACGATGACGGCAACCCAGCCACTCTTTCGCTTAAGCCAGTCGATGCCATGAAACGAATGCAAGAGCTACCGGAGCGATTTGGTAACCTCTTCATCAACCCCGGTGCGGGTGGCTTTGGTGCCGACAACGGTGCCGGTGGTAAGGGTGGAAAGCAAAAGACGCTCGACGCCATCAAAGATCCCGCTGCTTATATGAAGTGGCGGAAAGAAAACCCCGGTGTCGATCCCACAACCCTCTTGAAAGGATAATCACTTGATTACGAATACTCAACCGTTTCGACTCGTGTACGCCAATAGCCTGGATGCATTCATCCCGGAAGTGTGGGCCAACGAGTCCGTTGCAATCCTGTTGGAAAACATGGTTGCATCCAGTATGGTCCACCGCGACTTTTCCAGCGAGTTGGCGAAGTTCGGTGACACCGTTCACACCCGAAAACCGGCATCGTTCACCGCCGCCCGGAAAACGAAGGCTGACGATGTCAGCGTCCAAAACGCAACTGCGACCGACATTCAAGTGCCACTCAACCAGCACTTGCATACGTCGTTCACGCTCCAGGACGAAGACCTCACTAAGTCTTTCCAAGAGCTTCGGACTATTTACCTGACTCCGGCGATCATTTCGTTGGCTCAGGCGATGGACAAGATCACTCTTGGTCAGTGCTACCAGTTCATGGCAAACCAGCAAGGTCACCTTGGCCTCGGTACCGCCGATACGATCAAGGGCTACATGATTGATACGCGAAAGCGTATGAATATCAACAAGGCCCCCGAAGCCGGTCGAACCCTGATTATCGGCCCGGAGACGGAAGCCCAGATGTTGAATCTGGACACATTCACCGAAGCCGACAAGGTGGGCGATGACGGTACGGCCCTGCGAGAAGCGAGCATCGGACGTAAGTTCGGGTTCAATATCTACCAGTGCCAGAACACTCCGTCACCGTCTGTCACCGTTGACTCGGTCGCGTCGAAGGTCGATAACGCCGACGGCTACGCTGCCGGTACGACGGTCATTCACATGGATACCGCTGCCGCCACGGACTTCGAGAATCTCTGTGGTTGCTTTATCAAGATCGCCGGCGACGAGACGATCCAGCGTGTTGTTTCCGAAGACAATACGGCCACGCAGGACCTCGACGTTACGATCAGTCCGGGTCTTCGGCACGCCGTCGTGGATGATGCTGTCGTTACCAAGTACGAGAATGCTCTCATCAACGATTCCGACGACTACGCCGCTGGCTACGCGAAGGAAATCACGATTGACGGCTACACGGGAGTCATCGAGCAGGGTACGCTTGTCGCGTTCTCGACCGACGACACACCGCACGTCCCGTACACGGGTGGTGTCTACTGTGTTATCTCGACCACGGAAACCACCGGCAACACCACGGGCATCACGTTGGATCGCCCGTTGGCCGAAGCCATCGAGAACAACGACTTCGTTGACCTCGGTCCGTCCGGTGAAGTCAACTTCGCCTTCCAGCGAAACTGTCTCGCCTTGGTCATCCGTCCGCTCGTGACGGTTCCCGGCGGCATGGGTGCCATGTCGGCCATCGCGTCGTTCAATGACGTGGCTGTCCGTGTCACGGCCAGCTACGAAGGTCGTGCCCAGGGTATTCTGGTTACGGTCGATCTGCTGTGTGGCGTGGCGACGTTGGATACCAACCTCGCTGCCATCATGCTCGGCTAATTCTCGTTCCAATCCACCCTCACCTTCGGGTGGGGTGGATTGGTTTCTCTTGACAAGCTTAACAAGGTTAACGTATGTCCCGCACTCGATTGCAGTATATCCGAGCGACACTGTACCGTATGAAACGGTCGTATGGGCTGCCAATTGATTTGTGCCAGCAAACACTGGGACAGACCAACTTAGAGACCGGTGAAAAGGATATCACCTATATGAAGGCCCATATTGCGAGAGCAATCGTGCAGCCCGCACGGACATCCCGCTCGTTTGTGTATGACCTTGCCTATATCTCCGCGAATAAAGACTTCACGACCGGTGGCTTTTTCGATGCCTCCGATCGACGCGTTATCATTGATGCGGCCGACTTGCCGACGGATTGGGAATTGGACAATGACCAATTTGTGATTTTTAACAACCGGCGGTATGACATTAAAAGCTTTTACGAATTTGAGTCAAACATGGGTTTCATCCTTGTGCTCCGAGAGACAAAGGGCCAGAAGATAGTACGACTCTTGGATACAGTCTCAATTCTAAGTCTTGAACAATCAGCGGAGACTGGCTAATGGAAATCAACATTGACTGGTATCGGTGGATTGTTGCCTCTATTGCCAAACACTTTGACGGCTATAAGGGCACCTATCATCTCTATATCGAGGGGGATGAACGGGACACAGACGAGATGAGAGACTTCGCCGAACTTCGGACAGATGGTCCCGATATCACTCGCGTCTGTAAGCAGTTGATGTACCTGGACATCCAAGTCAATATCTTAATTCAATCCCACATGGACCCGTCCGATTTATATGCGGGTGCCAGAGCCGTCGGTATTTTCTCGCGTGGCTTCACTAAGTCGATTAACGTCTACAAATATGGAAGCGGCCCGAATGACGATGATTCGCTCTTGGGTTGTCTGGTAATTCGGACCAAGCGAAATGAGAATACCGTCGATATAGGTAACTTCGGGATCATCCACCAGGATGCCCGGATTACGCAATTTACAATCGAAGGACATTACCGCCTTGAACTGAAAGAATAAGGAGTTACCTTTATGGCGATTATCGACCTAAAGAACGCCACCATCCGACTTTGGGATGGGACCATTCCAGCCCTAACGACTACCAATTCCAATGGTGTCAATGGGCAGATTACGCTCACCGCAAAGAGCAAACACCATGGGAGTGCAACTCCCTCAATTACCCTTGTTGATCCTGGGACCGATGGAACAATCGCTGTCTCCGTCGTAGGGGTCGACATTACTGTTACCCTCGCCTATGGGACAGGTGCTATCACGACTACGGCTACCTTGCTCAAGACAGCAATTGACGGCGATACCGATGCAGCTGCCCTTGTTACGGTCACCCAGGAGGGCGATGGCTCAGGACTCATTGAAGCCCAAGCCATCACGCGACTGACGGGGCACAACTCAATCGAGGTTACGATTGGTGAAGGTAATCTTTCCTACACCGAGAAAAAGACTCGCGAGTTCAAACTTAACCGCGGCGTGCTGGACACTGTCCGCAATTCCGACGATGAACCCATGGATGTCTCGTTCGACTTCACCTGGGAATTCATCACGTCCGCGAATGGTGCGTCCACGCCATCCGTACATGAGGTGTTGAAGCAAGTCGCCCCGGCTGACACCTGGCTCACGACTGCTGATGACTCTTGCCAACCCTACTGTGTCGACCTTGAAATCGTCAATGCTCCGGCATGCTCGGCGATCGACGACGAAGGGTTCTTGTTCGAGGAGTTCTACTACGAACAACTCAACGGGGATGCCAAGGAGGGTACAGTTGCATGTTCCGGCCGGTGCAATCGTCTGGAAGCAACCATCACGAGGTTCGACTCCACTGTCTTACCTCTCTAATTGTTAACCCTAACACATCCAAGGAGATCCGTACATCATGCGTTACAAAGGAAAGAAGGTTGAGGGCCGTAATACTGAACTGCTGGTTCTGCGTCGCCCCAATGGTGAGGTCATGGCTTTCAAATGCGAAGCCGTTGCCGACTACACTGAGTTTGAGAAAATCTGCCCGTCACCAGAGCCGCCGGAAGTTCTCAAGCCAGGGGGCGTTCGCGAACGGAGTGTGAAGGACCCGAAGTTCGTGAAGGCACTTGGGGAATGGGCCGAACGTAAGACGGATTATACCGTCCTCAAGTCCCTTGATGCCTCGCCCGACATCGAATGGGATACTATCGACATGGCAGATCCCACGACGTGGGGGAACTACCGGAAAGAGATGACAGACAGCGGTTTCACTGAGATCGAAATTGCCCGCCTTATAACCACGGTAGGTGTCGCTAACTGCATGGATGACTCCATGCTGGAGGCAGCCCGCGAGGATTTTTTAGTCGCGGAGGCGGCCGCGGAACAAGAATCCGCCCTCCAAGTGGACGATCCTTCAAGTACCTAATGTGGCGAGGGTTCGAGAGATTTGGGGTACTACCATACGGCTTGACCAGTGATGCAAGTACTTGGTCAAGTTGGCAAATTGCGGAGTTCGCAGGCTACGAAGAGATCCGACAGATCGAAGAAGCAGGGGATGTGAAAACGTAATGGTTGTACCACGAATCCGCGGGGAGATGTCCGTAATGGAAATCCCCATTGTTAACTTTACCAAGGCCTTGCGAGCCAGACTCGAAGCCAAACAACGTGAAGCAATTCGAGCTTGGATCAGGGCTGTGATAGCAAAAACGCCCTCCTACACTGGGACAGTGCGTGGAACATTCAAGCCCCTCGCAAGGGTACTTGGTAAAGTTAGTGTGCAGCCTGGGTCGCTCTCGAAGAACGCGAGAGCCAAGCTGGCACGCGGAACCGTAATTGATGGGCAACACTACCAACTAGGATTTGGTACAGGCGGGAAGTACTCTGATTTCTCGATTACACAAAAGGCAAACACTTTCCGAATGAGTTTCATATTTACTTTTGAAAGTAGTCTGCCTTATGCACTTTGGAATAATATCCAACCTGCACCCAGTTGGATGCACCTGCGTCAACCCGCACCATGGCACGCCCTGCGTGCTGGGGCAATAGCCTTTGAGAGCTATGTAAATCGAGAAGTCCCTAAAGTAATGGGTGATGTTGGTACCCTTATCAAGGTAAAGAAAGTGAGAATTGTCTAGTGTCAAACACAACTTCACGCTCGAAGATGATTTTTGATGTCGAGGGCCTAAATCAGGTTAAGCGTGCGGCTGACGTTCTCGATGCAATGAACAAGAAGCAACTCGCCTTGATGAGGACTCAAGGTAAAGCGTCCTCGGTCAACAAAAGAGTTACGTCATCTATTTCAGAACAAGTTTCCGCCCATAAGCGGCTACAGTCTACGCTCACAACCACGGCTTCTGGTACGTCCAGGCTGAACGCAAAGTTCGTGGCTGCTGGGGCGGCCGGGGCGGCGGCAGCAAACAGAATTACGGTCTCGTGGAAAAATGTATCTCGAATTGTTGCTGCATTTACGGTATACCGTGGCCTCACGATGCTCACGCAGGGGTTCCGGGACTCTATCTCGCGGGCTATTCAGTACGAGCAGCAGATCGGCGAAATCATGTCGATCTCGCACGATGCACCCCTTCAATTCAATCGATGGTCTCAGAGTGTGCGAGAGCTATCGGAATCGTGGAAGGAGTCGAGTGCGGATGTTGCCGAGGGTGTATACCAAGCACTCTCAAACCAGATCGCAGAAGGTGCTGAGGCACTGAGCTTCATGAACGAAGCTATGCGATTGTCGACGATCACAGTCGGTACAACAACTGAGGCTGTCCAGCTTCTCACGGGCGTATTGAACTCGTACCACATGTCGGCTGATAATGCAAGGTACATTTCAGACATCTTCTTCAAAACTGTTGAACTTGGGCGAATTCGTTTGAAAGACATGGCCAACACGATGGGTCGTGTCAATATGGTCGGTGCCCAACTTGGTGTGCGATTCGAGGAAACATCTGCGGCTATTGCAACTCTCTCACGGCAGGGTGTACAGCCTTCTGAAACATTGACGCTATTGCGTAATGTGATGCTCAAGCTTATCCGTCCTACGGACTACATGAAGAACGTTCTTAGCTCATGGGGTGTTGAGTCGGGTGAAGCTGCAATCGCTGCATTCGGTTTGGCGGGAGTCTTGGCTAAGCTGGAAGAGGCGGCCAGTAGTGGTGGTGGTGAGCTACAGGAACTTGGTGCAATGTTCGGTCGAATCCGAGCAATCACAGGTGCCGCAGGTCTGACTGGTAATTTGGAGCTATTCAATAAGACCCTTGCCGAGCTTACTGACGGGGCAAAGGATGCTAACCAAGCCCTAGAGGAAATTACAAATACGGCTGGGTACAAACTCCAAGTCGAGTTCAACAAGATTAAGAATGTTTTCACTCACGACATTGGGCAACCACTTATTGAAGGTCTGTCGGATCTTAACGCTACCATAGGTGGTGTATCTGAGCGGCTGAGAGATATGATCGGATTAATGAAGCTTGCAACAATAGCAATGACTGCATTATTCGCGGGTTATATTGTTGCTCGTATCGATGCAGTTGTCGCTGAACTATATGCCTTCGCAAAAGTCGGATTGCTCTTTCAGTATATTGCTGAGGGGATGAAAGTTAAGTGGATGGCCTTTGTCGCAAGATTTGGTGCCGTCCCCCTAATCTTTGCTGCTGTGGCGACGGGCTCCTACCTCATGGCAACTGCCTACTTCGAGGCAGCAGACAAGATGACATCCGACCACCTCGCGATGGACGAGACTCGTGTTAATTCTACCAGACAGGCAGCAGCAGAAATAGCCCGCATTAACCGGGAACAGATTGCAAATGATTATCGGGCCCTTATCCAGTCTGTTGAGAACCAAAAGCGAAGCTTATTGGGTGTGGTCGCCGACCTTCAAGCGGCCCAAGGTAAGCTCAAGGGAGTGATGGATGAACAGTTGGCCATCGAGGATGCAATCTTTGATCTGAGATCTAAGAATGCCTCGAAGTCAAACAAAAAGAGAATGCTCGACTCCAAGATGTACGAGCAGTATAAGACAATTAGGGCACATATTGAGGCAGGCGAAGATGAAGCTGCCGCGAAGATGATCTCCCGCTTTGAGTCAACTGTTAGTACAATCGAGGGACTCATTGACGGGAACTATAGATACAGACCGGCGACGAAACTCCGCAATGAGATGGCAGCGGCATTCGAGGCTCGACTGGCCGGTAGTAGGAGTCAGCATGG